CTAGATCCTGAGTATGTAGCAGAGATGTCAAAACCAGGATTTGACCCACACCTTGACCTAGCTAAACATGCTGGTGTCATCAGCCAAGAGGACATAGACAAGCACAACACAGGAGAACGCAGTTTAAAAGCACTACGCAAGAACTACAAGGTAGTCAACTACAGTGCCACGTATGGTGTCAAGGAGGCTACCCTATCTCGTACTACAGGCATGAAGAAGTCAGAGGCTAAGAAACTACTCGCTGCCTTCTGGGATCGTAACTGGTCCGTAGAGGCCGTGGCAAAGGGTGTACGTGTACGGGAACCACAGGGTCTAGGGGGTATGTGGCTAAAGAACCCAGTTAGCGGTTTCTGGTACAGCCTACGCAGTGAGAAGGACCGCTTCAGTACACTTAATCAAGGCACAGGCGTCTACTGCTTTGACACTTGGGTTAAGCACTGTCGTAAGGATGGTGTCAAAACGATAGGACAGTTCCACGATGAAATTATCACTTTGGTAAAAGCGGGAAAGGAGACACAAGAGAAGATTAGTATGGAAGATAGTATAGAACGGTTGAACGATGAGTTACAGTTAAATGTCCCATTGGGAACAGATGTGCAATTTGGCAACAGCTATGCGGATATTCACTAACCTATGAAAAAAAGTTGGCACTTAGGTTTACAAAACTGGATTTAGGTGCCTAATATAAGATACACCCTTAATGAAAGGACTCGGCAAATGGCTAACATTACTTATGAAATGGATATGGTTTTAGAGTATGCCAAGGTGTTCAAAGAGAATGCTGACTATGGGAATCCAGAATCTCCCATGAAGTTTATCCGTGACTTAAATAAGAACGGCGGTAAGACTTGTGTTAACGCTTACTTCACCTCTGATAAGCAAATACAGAAATTGCTAGATGAGGGTTTTGACAGGATGGTTACTAACCCTCAAACTGGACAAAAAGTTGACCGTATCAAAGATGGAAAAGAAGAGTTTGGTATCGGTAAATATCTACACCTACAGCGTAGAATTACAGACGTTAAAGAGTATGTGGACAAGAAGACTAAAAAACTTAAGACCTTTGAGGCTGGAGGGATGCCTTTAATCGTTGACTTAAGGGATGGTCGTGAAAATCGTCGCTTCTGGGATTTTGAGGAAGACGGTGAACTTGGTAATGGCACTGAGGCTAAGGTTAGTTTTGAAATCTATAACAAGACTACAGTTAGGCTTAAGAACATTGGTGTAACTAAACTTTCAGTCTGGGAGCAACAAACTCCTGAAGCTGAAGAAATCCCCTTTTAAGGTTTAATCAAATGGCTAAATTGACGGTAACATACGAACACACAGAAGAAGAGGATGGCTACAATAGTAAGACTACTATAGAGAGGTTTAATGTTAACAATCTTGAAGATATGGCCTTTCACTTCTATGAAGTTGTGGTAGCTAGTGGTTTTGTAGCTGAATCTGTAGCTATAGAGAAATCCGACGGTAAGATGGTCTGGTCAACATGGTAGTAGGCAAGGTTCTCATAGATGGTGACATAGTAGCTTATCGTGCCTCTATAAGTGCTGAGAAAGACTTTGCAAATGTTGCAATAGAAAAGGCTGATGCTCTTATGGAAGAGATTATCTCTGAGACTTGCCCCTTCTCAGACCCAGATAGCTACGAAGTTTACCTTACGGGTAAAACTAACTTTAGGAACGACATAGCTAAAACTGCTGTTTACAAGGGTAATAGGAAGGATAAAATAAAACCCAGACATCTACAAATAGTTAGAGACTACTTATCCATGAGTTATGATGCTACTATAAGTGCGGGGGAAGAAGCTGACGATCTTATATCTAAGGCTGTTACAAGACTTGGCCCAGAGACTATAGTCGCATCTATAGATAAGGATATGTTACAACTAGCTTGTCATCATTATAACTTTGTAAAGAGGGATGAATGGTCACAAGTAGATGAGTGGGGCGGCTCTAAGTTCTTCTATACTCAGATACTAACTGGGGATGCAGCCGACAACATAAAAGGGATCAAAGGTGTTGGCCCTGTTAAAGCTGGTAAGTTGCTCAAAGATTGTACAACAGAAGAGGAACTGTGGTACGCTTGCTTAGAGGCTTATGATGGTGACTATGACCGTGTAGTAGAAAATGCCCGACTACTATGGCTAAGGAGAAGAGAGGAAGAGTTATGGGAGCCTCCAACAGTGAGAGACGGAGACACGCAATAAAGAATGGATACCGCTCTGGATTGGAAGAGGATATATCTAAAGACTTGACTGAACGGGGTGTAGATTTTGAGTATGAGAAGCTAAAGGTAAGATGGCAACTCTTAGAATATAAGACCTACACCCCAGACTTTAAGTTACCTAACGGTATTATCATTGAGAGCAAGGGAAGGTTTGTTGCAGCAGATCGTAAGAAGCATCTTAAGATTAAGGACCAACACCCGTTCCTTGATATTAGGTTTGTNTTCTCTAACTCTANGGCTAAGTTAAACAAAGGTGCAAAGAGTACTTATGGGGNTTGGTGTGACAAGCACGGTTTCTTATATGCAGATAAAAGGATACCCGACGAATGGTTGTTGAAAACGTAGCTACCTTTAAGGTACACAAAGTAAAGGATGGTCCCTACCAAGACGAAGAGGATGGTATGTGGTGGTTGTTATGTTGGGTAGAAGATTGTGACCCAGAAGACCCAGATGATGCTATGTTTGATGAGGAAGTTCCATTCTCTACATTCACTAACGCATACAACTTCAAGAAACACTTTGAGAGTTCTATTGACCCTATCTTAATAGAATTTCGTGCTGGGATGGAGATTAAGTATGACGGGTAAAACAGCTATTGTGTTCTCTTGCGCTCATGTAGACCCATCAGTAGGAAATGAAAGGTTTGATTGGCTAGGGGAACTTATCTATGAGGTCAACCCACACTACATCATTGACTTAGGTGATGGTGCAGATATGAAGTCCCTTAACACTTTTGACACACGCTACCCACAAGCTATGTGCGCTCAGAGTTACGAGGCAGATATAGACCACTACAACGAAGCTATGGACCGCCTGAGACGTAAGCCCAGTACCCGTAAGTATAAGGTGCCACAATGGTTTGGGTTTGAGGGTAACCATGAACATCGTATCAAACGGGCTATAGCACATGACCCACGACTAGAAGGAGACAAGTACGGTATTTCATATAGTCACCTACAAACTGACCACTGGTTTGATGAATACCATGAGTACGAGAACTCCGCACCAGCTATAAGGGATTACGATGGAATATCATATGCTCACTTCTTCAGTTCTGGTAACTATGGTACTGCTATGTCAGGGCTACATCACGCTAATTCCCTAATGGCTAACAGGAACCACAGCAGTACGTGTGGGCATAGCCACAAGCGAGACCTTAAGTTTAGGGATGGCGCACACCCTAACGGTATCATGGGGCTTGTAGTGGGCTGTTATAAGGGTGCAGCAGAGTCTTGGGCTGGTCAAGCTAACAACGATTGGTGGAAGGGTGTTGTCATTAAGAGGGATATTTCTGGTGGCATGTACGACCCTGAGTTTATATCACTTCAACGGTTAAAGGAGTTATACGGTAATGGGGAAGCGTTCTAACTTCAAGAGAGTACCAAGGGACTACTATCCTACCCCAATACAGGCTGTAGAGCCTCTGATACCTCACCTGCCATACTCCTTTGACTACTTGGAGCCATGTGCAGGTGATGGTAGACTGATCTCTCACATAAGTCAGTTAACCAGTGGTCTAGGGGAATGTATAGGTGCCTACGACATAGAACCAAGGCATGACTATGTACAGAAGATGGATGCGCTAACTATAGAAAGTGTCTCAGGTAGTTTTAGCAAGGACTTCTTAGCTATTACTAACCCACCTTGGGATAGGAAGATACTACACCCGTTGATAGATAACTTCTTAGGTATATGTCCTACTTGGTTGTTGTTTGATGCGGATTGGATGCACACTAAGCAGTCAGCTACCTTTATGACATACTGTAAGACGGTGGTGAGTGTAGGAAGGGTTAAGTGGATTGAGGGAAGTAAGAGCCAAGGTAAGGATAATTGTGCTTGGTATCTCTTCGACTTTAGTAATGAAGAACAGACGCAGTTTTATGGGAGAATGATACAATGATTATGAGTAACAAAAGTATGGAAGCGTTCCGAGAATATAGTGATTGGGTGGAAGACAAGATCATTACTGAGGGTAAAGACCGACTGATGGAAAATGCTTTAGGTCTTATGGGAGAGGCAGGGGAAGTAGCCGAGAAGATTAAGAAGAGTATGCGGGACAAGACTGAGATTACTCCTAACGACATTGTAAAAGAACTGGGTGACGTAGTGTTCTATGCTACAGCTTTATCTAACTACTACAATGCTAACTTAGGTGTGACTATATTAGAGAACCTAAACAAGTTAGATAGCCGTGAAGCAAGAGGCACTATTAAAGGAAGCGGAGACAATCGATGAAGAGTAACTACCTACCCACAGACTATCAGACCTTCATTGCTACTAGCCGCTATGCACGTTGGTTAGAAGAAGAAGGACGCCGTGAGACATGGGGGGAGACAGTTGGTCGTTACATGACTAATATCGTATCTCCTTGGTTAACACCTACCATAGAAAAAGAAATCTGTGACGCTATCCTTAGCCTTGAGGTTA